GCACATCCCCGCCGGCGTTGTGGATCAGCCACTCCTTCGCACGCTGACCCAGCCAGCTCTCGCCTTCGTTGCGTCTGATGTAGATCCAGATCTTGTATCCGTTCTCGTCTTCGATCCGCTTGCAATACCCCCTCTGCGATGGATGCCATCCCTCACCGACGCGGAGACGCTTCAGCCGGCGCTTGTTCTCCTCGATCCGCTCGATCAGGTCGTCACGGAATGTCTGGAGTTGGCGAATCTCCGAGTCCAGATCATCTGCGGTCGTTGTCATCCAAGCATCGCGGAGCGTGCAAGATGCGACTCCGAGATGATGGAGGGCCTTCTCCATGGCCTCTCGTTTTATTCCGAGGGTCAATAGGTACGATTCCGCTTCTGAGATCTGTTGCTCGATGTGGCTCATGGTGTGGACCTTTCTGCTTAGTTGTAACTGATGACCTGGACGCAGGTCAGGACCGCGGCGCCGTTCGTCTCGGTCTCGCTCAGGATGGTGAAAACCTTGGTCTCGGCCTTGGCATAGCTCCGAGGCGCTCCCAAGCTCGACCAGTACTTGTGACCGGGCACCCGCAGGACGACGTGCGTCTGATTCCGGGCCACGACTTTGATTCCCTTGATCGCCTGATGGCCTGAGAAGGTGACGGCCTCGCCTTTGATCTTGATCGTGTACTGCATGGCTGGCTCCTACTGGTGGTTCTCGGTGACGGAAGGACAATTGACTGGGCGAGCAGCGTCGACGACACCAGACCCGAAAGTCGCGAGGGCGAAGAGGGCGAAGGCGGCGGCGGCGATTTGAAGTGTCTTGCTCATACTTATATATCGGCAGCATCAGCGAGGACTTAACGACAAACCGCTTTTGTTACGTCTTTTTTTTCAGTCGTCCTGCTCGGTCCGTGTAACTGAGGGCGGCACGATCTGCCGCCCAAACTCTGACCTCTTAAACCTCGGCGGGGAACTCGGCCGGCTCGTCATACTCGCCAGCATTCGGCCACAACGCAGCGGCTTCCACGGCCTTCTTGGCGGCGTCCAGCTCGGACAGGTACTGACACCAGCTACCGGGCTGACCGCTCTCGACCTCGGCCAACGCAGCCTCGCAGGCGTTGCCGTAGTCTTCCTTCTCCAACTCGGCCAACTTGGCCTCTGGGCTGGCAGGCGCTTCCTTCGTCGTGGAGACGATCGAGCAGGTGCCGCTGGCTGACCACTTTGAGGCGCCGGTCCAGATCACTGCCTCGACCCAACAGGTCCAGCTCTTGCCGGCCTTGGTCGTGATGGTCAATTCATCTCCGGCCTTGGCAGCGCCGTCAACGGCGGCTCCCCAGCTTCCGGACTTCAACTTCTTGGGGCTGGCGTTCAACATGATGGGCTCCTTGTCGGTGTGTGTCTCTCGCGTCTAGTTCTATTATCGGAAGATGTCCGGAGGACTTAACGACAAAGTGCTTTTGCGTCCTCTTTTTTTAGACGCTCTCACAGGTGAGGGTTTTGCCCCGAACGTGGAACTGGGCATTCTTGCTCGGCCGGCGGGCGCACCAGCGGCCTCGGTCGATCGAGTTCGCTGCGGCCTGCGCGTTCAAGAAGTCAGGATCGGCGTCAGTGAGCTGTGCCTTGGCGCGGCGGTCGGTCTTCACCCAGACAACGAAACCGCGCTGGGTGGCCTCGACGTGTGCGCGGCCGATGATCGTGTGCTGTGTCATGATGGATCCCTCTCGGTTTAGGCAGCGACGTATTGAGCCCACTCGGCAAACGTTGCCCGGCGGACACTGGCGAGCGTGTAGTAGTTGCGACCGCTGACGAAGTACGTACTCCGCGGATAAGTCGCGACGTAGTGAGCCTGCAAGCGGTCGACGTTCTCACCACCGTTCTCGGTCCGGAGGACGACCACAGTGCCGGCAGGGATGACGCACTCAGCAGCGCGGGACTTGACGAGGCGGGCTTGGTGGGCTTCAAATTGGCTGGGCATGATGTCTCTCCTGTTGGTGTGTGTCTCTCGCTCTCAGTTCTAATATCGGCAGCACCGCGGGGGACTTGAGGACAAAGTGCTTTTAATCCGTAGAAAGTTTCCGCTCGATCACGACCAGATCAGCCGGCGCGAACTTGGCCAGTTTCCCGGTGACGTCGACCTCGATCGTGATGAGGGATCGGCCTAGCTTCTTGACCTCGCCGAACCGGGCTCCTCGCATCCAGAGTTCGGTCAGCGGGTGAAGCTCGACCCGGTCTCCGACCCGGAAGTCAGACACGGCTGCGCCGCTCCAGGTCTCTCTCTTTGGGTGCTCGCTCATTTCGAACCTCCTGTGACCATCGGATTCAACAGACCCTGAACGAAGGCGTCAGCGGCCTGGATCGAAGAGAACTCGTAACCGACGACGTCGACCTGCTCGGCGTACTCGGCCTGACCGGCTCGCTCGATCGGGGCACCCTTGAATGTGCAAACGTCAACGATGAACGTGTGCAAGGTCGGGCGAAAGTAATTGAAGGCCACGCCATAGGCGCCGAGGGTCTCGGGACGGATGATCCCGCGCTGAGTGTGCGCTCCCGTTCCGAACAAGAGGTCGAGGAATTGGGCTTGGTTGTTTGTCGTCATGATGTCGGCTCCTTCTGGTGTCTGGTGTCTGGTGTCTTTTTTTGAAGTGGCGAGCTGGCGAGATTGACTGCTGCTCAATGAAAGGGCTTCGCGCCAACAGTTAGAGAGTTTTTGCCAATCTGCGCCCTGCTCGCCGCATCGATCTGGAAGAAAGAGAGACGAGGGGCTGACGCCGGGTTCGAGCCGGAACTCAGTCAATACGACTGGCCTGTGCTCCTCGCCTCACAATCCGCGATCCACGCTGCCTCCCCGGAGTGCCGGATAGTCACCAAGTCGGAGCCAATCGGTCTCCTGTTCGGCTGATCTCCTGGGCACTCCGCGGGAGGCTTGGGTCGCTGGGGCTCTTCCTCCCAAACACTTCGACCCGCGCTTCAGTACTAATATCGGCAGGGTCAGCGAGGACTTGAGGAGAAAGTGCTTTTGCGGGGTAAAAAAAGCCCGCGATCGATCCCGGACCCAGTCGACAAGGGCACCAGGATCGAAACCTCTCCGCCGGTCACGCCGCGAACGGTCTCCAATGAACCGTCACGAAGGCTGTCAGAGGTCGCGGACAGGAGAGAGACCACGGCGGACACGGGGCGCCAGATTCCAAACCCCCAACTGTGCCTGTCTCGATGGACGGGCGGAGGTCGCGAGCCATTGTTGCATCCGAGCTTGCTCGCTGAAGGAAACATCTCTCTCCAAACAAAACCGAAGTGAGTCAAGCTGCGCGGCACCAGGAAAGCGAATCCTTGCGAGCCGCAACAGTCTCACCCACGCGAGCCGGCGGTCTCCTGGGGATCTCCCTCCCAGCACTCAAGACCTCGACTCTCGAACAACCGAACCAGCGCGAGCTGTGCCACCCTTGTCTCTCCAGGTCGCTAAACCCGGCGGGACTCAAGAGGCAGCGTTTCAGGAGCCCGACCCCCTCCGCTTGCCCTCAACTCGCAACCACTCCGACCGAGCTGTGCTCCCTAACGGCGGTCAAGGTCGCTAAACCCGTCAGCCCTCAAGAGCGGTGTCATGGGATCGGACAGCCCGGACAACTCAGCTCTCAGAGCCAGAAAGAAAAGAGCGACCCTTCTCCCGGCTCCAGTTCTAATATCGGACCGATCCGCGGAGACTTAACGACAAAGTGCATTGTCCCTGTTTTTTCTTTCGCTCGACCGAGGTGATACCGGGATGATACTTTTTGACCATGGACAACTGGGCGAAACCGGGCGCTGACCCGCTCGGAGACATGAGGAGTCTCATCAAGACGATGGGAGAGATGGAGCCACGGCTCACGAAGCCGACCTACTACCTCTCCCGCGCTCTCTGGGATGCGTTCACCGATGAGGAGCGCGAGAACTTGCGGAGGGACGCCACGATCCACATTGTGAGGCGGACACCTCATGAGTAAAGTACGAGGCAAAGACGGCAAGCTGAAGCTGCGCTACAACCCGCACTGGATCAGACAGCCGGGCGAGACGGCTACGCAGTTCCACCACTTCCAGCGATACCTCGCGATGAACCGCTGGCAGAGATCCTCCCGTCAGGTCGCGCACGAGTACTGGAAGGCGCGATTCCCGAAGATGGAAGAGCCGGCGACACCGACCCGGATCCATAACATGGGACTCATCTGTGCAAACAATCGATGGGTGGCTCGCGTCGAGGCATACGACGCCGCAGAGGACGAGGACGATGCTCGACTGCTGCTGATGGAGAAGAAGAAGGCTCGGCAGAAGCGGCTCGAACTCGCTCGACTCCAGATCGAAAAGGCAGAATCCAAGCTGACCAAGGTCGACATCGATGCGATGACCGTCGAAGAGATGCGGAAGCTGCTGCACCAGGGAGTCACCGCAGAGCGGCTCGAACTCGGCGAGGTCGATGTCACCCGGACTGAGCTGACCGGGCGAGACGGCGAGGAGCTGCCGTCAGCAGCCGCGGTGGTCAAGTTCTACATCCCCTCGAACGGTCGAGACGACGATTCCACGACACCGGAAGAGGCTGAAGCGAAGCCGGACGAAGACTGATGTCACTTCCCACGCTGTCGGAGATCCCCGAATCGACACCGGCCGAGACCGTTTTCGGTCCGCAGCCAGGGCCACAGTCAGAGTTCGCAGCCACGCCGGCAGACGTCGCGGTTTTCGGTGGTCAGGCAGGAGGCGGCAAATCTTTCTGGCTGGTCATGGAGCCACTCAGGCACTGCCACCGGGCGCGATTCGGTGCGGTTTTCTTCCGTCAGACCTACAACCAGATCATGGAGGTCGGAGGACTCTGGGACGAGGCGAGCGGCATCTACCCGCACTACGGCGGGCGCTCTCTCATCTCAAAGAGCCGCTGGATCTTCCCCTCTGGAGCCAAGGTCCGGTTCGCCCACATGGACCGGGACGAGACCCTGCACAAAGACTGGGACGGTGCTCAGATCCCCCTGATCTGCTTCGACCAGCTTGAGCATTTTACCTGGAAGCAGTTCTTCTACCTGTTCAGCCGGAATCGGACGACGTGTGGCATAAGGCCATACATCCGTGCAACTTGCAATCCGCGCCGAGACCACTGGCTGCGCGACTTCATGGACTGGTGGATCGACAATCGCGAGATCGAGGAAATTCCTGCCGAGTACATCGAGGAGTGCAAAAAGCAAGGCCGGCATTGCGGACCCGGATTCCCACGCTGGGATCGGTCAGGAATCATCCGGTACTTCTGCGTCATCAAGAACGTTGTCCACTGGGCAGACACTAGGCAAGAACTGCTCGACGAGTTCGGCGAAGACACCGAGCCGAAGACATTCACCTTTATTCCGAGCCAGCTCACCGACAACAAGAAGCTGATCGAGGCAGATCCAGGTTACAGCGCGAATCTCAGGGCACTGCCGGAGGTCGACCAGCAGAGGCTGGGACAGGGCAACTGGAACGCAGTCGAGCAGGCTGGGACGATCTTCAAACGGATATGGTTCGAGATCGTCGACCCGTCAGAGGTGCCGCCGATGACCGACGAGATCCGCTACTGGGACCGGGCAGCTACCGAGACCGAGCCAGGGAAAGAGGACGAGGCGTCATGGACCGCCGGCGTCAGGATGGGCATTGACGCTCGCGAGTGCTGCTGGATCACCGACGTCGTGAAGTTCCAGCTCACACCCGGCGCCGTCGAGGACGCTGTGAAGAACACCGCCACGCAGGACGGGCGCAAGATCAGAGTCGGAATCGAAGAGGATCCAGGGCAGGCAGGCGTCTCCGAATCGCGTAAATACATCAAACTCCTCAAAGGGTACGCGGTCACACTCAACCCGGTAGGGCAATCAAAGTTAGTGCGTGCGCGGCCACTCTCAGCCTATGCTTTTCATGGACTTGTCAAGATCGTTCGCGCACCATGGAACGAAGCCTTCCTCGACGAACTGGTAAAGTTCGACGGGACAAAGACTTGCCAGTCGGATCAAACGGACTCGGCATCTGGAGCGTTTTACAAGCTGACCAACCGCAAGAGCGTCGGCGTCTGGGGTAGAAGATGACCGCCACGAAGAAGACGACTCGGAAGACAGTCACCCGCAAGAAGACGACCCGGAAGAAGAAAGAGACCGCAGCTCAGAAGGCGATCCGAGTGAATCGCGAGTTCGAGAAGCGGCATTCTCTCTCCCTCGTAGCCTCTCGGAGCGAGTTAGCCGGCCGTCTCGGCATCTCCTACGGCGGAACGCGAGACCTGTACACAAACCTCGGCTGGAAGAAAGAACTCCAGTTCGAGGACTACTACGCACGTTACATCCGGCAGGACATCGCAGCCGCCATCATCGATCGACCCGTTGACACGTGCTGGCAGAAGCACCCACGGCTGACCGAATCCGAGACCGAGGAGACCGCCTTCGAGAAGGACTTCGGCGAGCTGGAGGACGAGGTCAAGCTCTTCTCCTACTTCGACCGCGTCGACCGCCTCGCCACCATCGGACAGTACGCTGTGATCTTCCTCGGCCTGGACGACGGAGCACCACCGGAAGAGCCAGTCGAGTCAGCTACCAAACTAATGTACGTGGCAGTTTATTCCGAGGGGAACGCCACCATCGATTCGGTCGAGCGAGACCCGAAGAACCCACGATTCAACCAGCCGACCATGTATGGCCTCACACGGCCACAGGCACACGGTGACGTAGACGGTGACACCGAAGCGATGCAGGTGCATCACAGCCGGATCATCCACGTCGTAGAGGGTGCGCTCGAAGACGACACGCGAGGACTTCCGAGGCTCGAACGGGTGTTTAACCTCCTGCAAGGCATGGAAGTTGTAGTGGGTTCCGCTCCGGAGATCTGGTGGCGGAACGCTTTTCCTGGTCTCGCATTCGGCCTGGATCCAGACTTCAACGCTGCCGGCGGCATGGATCTGGAAGACATGGAAGACGAGATCGAGAAGTATCTCCACGACTTCCAGCGATACCTGCGACTCCAGGGAATCAAGGTCGACCAGCTCGCGCCAAACGTGGCAGACCCGCGGCCGACCTTCGAGATCATGGTCGACATCCTCGCAGCCGCAGTAGCGATGCCTCAACGGATCATGTTTGGATCCGAGCGCGGGCAACTCGCATCCGTGGCCGATCAGGAAACGTGGTACGCCACAAACGAATCACGCCGGGTGAAGTACTGCGAGCCGCAGATCGTCCGGCCGACCGTCGACCGCCTCATCGAGTTCGGCGTCGTGACCGAGCCGAGCGAGACCTATACCGTCGACTGGCCGAGCTTCGAAGACGCGAAGGATGACCAGAAGGCTGACATCGCAGTCAAGCTCACGAAGGCGCTCACCGACTACGCGAAGACTCCAGGTGCTGACGAGGTCGTGCCAATCGAGATCTTCCTCCGTACGATCATGGGCTTCACAGACGAAGAGATTGAGGAGATCATCGAACTGAAAAAGGAGCTAGAGAAAGAGCGCGAGGCAGAAGACGAAGAGGCTCGCAAACGCGAAGAAGAGATGTTTGCAGATCCGGCACTTCAGCCGCCGGTCGACCCGACAAACCCGAATCCACCACAGCAAGAAGAGGAGGTTCCCGTTGGAGTTTAAGAGGCCAGTCAGTGACAGCGATCCGAACGACCCGCGCAACATGACGGACCGACTCTCGAATCGGAAAGCCGCCTGCATCATCGGGCTCGACCTGTTGCATCGGATGATGCGAGAGGGGCAGGAAGACGGCGACGACCGCTGGAAGAACTGTCTCCCGCAGATCGAACGACTGAAGACGGACTTGTTCCAGACACTGCTCGCGATTCGGGCAGCGCGGAACTTGCCACCACTGGAAGACCTCAACGAGACCGAAGCGCAGCGCGTCATCACAGACATGGAAAACGAACTCAATCAAGAGACGAACACCCGACGCGCAGAAGAGATCCAGTACAGTCTCGGGCAGGTCAAGGGTAGAATGGTCGTGCTGATCGAAGAACGACAAGCCAAGGATGGCAAAGTCAAACCGCCACCGACGCGGATCCAGTTGGACACTCTCAGCATGAGAGCGTCACTCGGTCCGATGGGAAAGTAACAGGGAGGTTCTCTCGTGGCCCAAGGTAACGGCGCGATCTACAACGTCATGAAGATGAACGTGTTCGATGCGGTCTATGACGTGACCGCGGACACGCTCAAGATGATGCTCGTCGTAGCGTACACACCGGACATAGACGCGCATCTTGTCAAAGGCACCACCGGCGTCGACTCGACTGAAGTCTCCGACTCCAGCTACACGGACGGCGGCGAGACGCTTTCGACTGTGACGAATACGCAAGACAACACAAACGACCGGGCTGCACTGGACGCTGTCGATGTTACGTACACTGCGCTCGATGCCGGCACGCCTTCGCACTGCATTCTCTACGACGACACGCCGACGTCTCCGCTCGATCCTCTCATGTCGTATTGGGAGCTGGGTACAACGGCGTCGAATGGAGGGGATTACATCCTCGTATTCGGCGCGAACGGTTTCATTCTCCAAACCTAGACTGGACAATCCCAAAATGGCACAAGTGACGATCATCATGGTCGGGAAGAAAGAAGGAGTCACGGACGGCAACTACAACGCCACCCGTGACCGCTACCTTGCGATTGCGGGCGAGGAGAATCTCATCGTGCCGGCGAACGGGTTCACCACGTTTCACGAGACAGAGGATTCGGACGGGAACTTCCATGTCGATACCGTGCTTTTCAAATGGCACTGGAGAGGGCAGCACACACAGGTTCCGACAATCTGGGCTGCACTGCTCGCTCTGACCGTGGCCGAGGGCTTTGCTCTGGAGTTCTTCTACGTGCAGGCGAATGCACAAGGCGCGTAACGGATGCCTACCGTCATCATCGATTGCGACAGGAACAACTCAGGCTATTTCGAGTACGACACCAACACGACGACCTACACCGGATCGCCACCCGACAACGGCTCCTCGGGATTCACGTACGACTCTGATGCGTCCGACTGGGTCGAGTATCGGATGGTGTTCAAGTTCGACACGTCTGACGCAAACACCGGAATCCCAGCCGGCGATACGATCACCAAGGTCGAGCTGCGGTACAGTCCGAGCAGTCCTCCGGTCGCAACTGTCGGCTCTCCTAATTCCTGGACGACGTCGTTCAAGGCTGGCAACATTGTCGGTGCGACGTTCGACGGCACTTCAGCCGAGTGGTCAGCAGGAACGATCGTTCATCAGGAGTACGGCTCACTAGGCACGAGTGCGAAGTGGATCGACTTAACGTCTCTCTGGGGAACTGACTGGATCGATACGTACTTCGACCGCTCCGGCGACACAGACTTCCTGATCGTCGATGAATCGTCTGAGGACGAGCAGGACGCTGCGGAGTGGTTTCACAGCTACTGGAACGGTCTGCCGATGCCGCGGCGAGGCCGGCTCCAGATCACCTACCAGACGCAGGTTGAGCTGGACGAGCTGACTGCGACGATGTCAGCGGTCGACATGACAGTCTCTCCAGGCGCGGCGTCAGTCACGCTCGATGAACTGGTGGCAGATCTTTCCGTGGTAGATCTGACCGTTTCTCCTGGACCCGTCTCGGTGACGCTCGATGAGCTGACGGTAGATCTTTCCGTGGTGGATTTGACCGTCTCGGTGGGTGCCGTGCAGATTGCACTCGACGCACTGGTGGTAGATCTTTCCGTGGTAGATTTGACCGTCTCTCCAGGCGCCGTGCAGATTGCACTCGATGAGCTGACGGCAACTCTTTCCACGGTCGACCTGACCGTCACACAGACGATCCCAGATGTCAGCGTCACGCTCGACACGCTCACGCTGACCATGTCCGCGGTCGACCTGACCGTGGACTCTGGGTCGACCTCGATCCTGCTCGACACGCTCACGCTGACGCTATCGGCCGAACAGATCAGCCGGCGAGGTGGTACGATAACCCTGCCGGAAACCGGAGTAGAGATCGTGGCCACCGAGGAGGGGCTTTTCCTGGTCCCGGTAGAGGATGGAATCGAGACAGTCCCAGCCGAGGACGGAGAAGAAACACCGCCGGCTGAGGAAGGGCTCTGGATCGCTGACGCCGAGGATGGCGAGGAGTTAGTCTGATGGGCACCTACGACATGACGGATGAAGAGAAGCGACAATTCGGTTTTGACTGGTCCGACTGGCTGACGACCGGCGAGATCCTGGCCAGCTCGACCTGGACGGTGAGCGGTTCAGCCGCGACGATCCTCACGTCTTCGTATGGGAGCACGTCGTCAGCGGTCTGGCTGGAGGGAGTCACAGCAGGTGAAAGCGTCACAATCAAGAACGTCGTCACGACTGACACGGAGTTCACGTCGGGCGAGTTCCGGACGGGCGAGCGGTCTCACTGCGTTAAAATCGTCACTACGAAGTAACGTCCAGTTCCGCCGAGACCCGACCCGCACCACCACCCTACGAGACAGGATGGCGCGGGAGATGCGTACCCGCTGGCGGCGGGTGAGTCGCGATATGACCGAGAGCATCGTGCAAAACGACGTGCTCTACATCCAACGCACCGCAGACCAGATGGCAGAACGCGATAGAGTCGCAGCAGAACGCAATAATCTGGACATTGCGAATCGCGCTCTTCCGTCACAATCTTTCCCATTTGTCTCTGATGCCGGGCGCGTCGATCTCATTATGAGCTGGCTCGAACGGCTCGAAGAGACAGAGATTCTTGGATTGGCCAGACGAGGTTCTCAGGGCATCGGGCGCCAATGGACAGACCCGTACCTCGAACGCTCCTACACGCAGGGCGTCGAGCAGGCGCAGGCGCATCTTGTGCGGGCCGGCTATGACCCGCGGGCGATCGCATCGCTGCCGGGCAGCACATCGGCCGCGCAGGCGCTACTCACCCCGGCGCACGTCGAGCGGCTAGAGATCCTCTTCGCTCGCACTTTCGAAGACCTCAAGACCGTGCAGGCTGCAACGAACTCTTTGATCCGGAGGTCGCTCATGGATGGGCTCTCGACCGACATTGCAGCCGGGCTCGCTGCCGGGCAGAATCCACGAGTGGTCGCGAGGGAGATTGCAAAGACGCTCGAATCGCACTTCGTCAAGGTCGGAGCTGGCAGGTCGGAAACGATTGCCCGGACAGAAATTATCCGGGCGCACCACCTCGCGACGATCGAGGAGTACCAGCGCGTCGATGCCTCGATGCTGGTGGAAGTTCTTGCCGAATGGGGATTAGGCGCTAATCCTTGCCCACTGTGCGAAGATCTTGCCAACGACTCTCCGTACACCCTGGACGCTATCAAGGGCATGATCCCGGCGCACCCGCGGTGCGTCTGCACAGCGATTCCCCTAGTGCGGCAGCGTCGACCCGCCACAGGCGGCGGCGCAAAGGGCGACTTCAAAGCACCCAAATTCCCACCGTCACAGATCAAAAAGCCACCTCTCAGGACTCCTCGCGGGAGTGGAATCGTACCGCTGAAGGACCGACCGAGCACGATCGTCTCGCGTCCGAATCTCAAGGCCGACAAGTTCAAAGGAACGAGCCTTCAGAAACACATCGGAAAAGACGGCCGGCTGAGTCTGGAGCGGGCACAGCTTCACGAGGCGATCATCAAGAATCACTTCGAAGGAGTCACGGCCACCACCCGCGGCGAGAAGCCGGTCTACCACATGATGGGCGGAGGCTCTGCGTCCGGGAAGGGCTCAGTCGTCAAGTCTGGGCAGGTCAAGATCCCGAAGAACGTCGTCAACGTCGACTCCGACGAGATCAAAAAGCTCCTGCCGGAGTACCGGGAATTCCTCAGAGCCGGGAAGACCAAGGAGGCCGCTGCCTTCGTTCACCAGGAGAGTTCGATGCTCGGTGAGCTAATCATCGACCGAGCGAAGAAGGGGCGGTTCAATGTCTTCCTAGATGGCACAGGCAACTCAGCCATCGAGCGGCTGCGCGGGCGGATCATGCCGATGAGGAACGCCGGCTATGAGGTGAAGGCCAATTACGTCTCGATCGACACGGCAGAGGCTCTCGCGAGGTCCGCAGACAGAGCGGCTCGCACTGGACGTCTGGTGCCGGAGAAGATCATCCGAGGCACCCATGCCGGCGTATCGCGGTCTATGCCGAAGGCACTGGACGAGGGGCTCTTCACGAAGCTGGATCTCTACGACAACAATGGGAAAATCCCGATCCTGGTGATGTCCTACAATAACGGGCGCCAAACGATCCACAATCAATCGCTCTGGCGGCGATTCCTTTCCAAAGTAAATGACGATCAGTAGTTAAGTTCGCAGCCAGCGGGCCGATACTTATACTGGAGGCGCGATGAAGACACCCTATGTCCGAGTTCGCGTGGAATGGATGGTGCGCGACGACGAAGGCACCACGCACACTCTGGTCGCAAGGGCCATCCGTTGCGTCGAGGGACTGCCCCTGACGCTGGTCATGGAGCTGGTCGCCGGCGTGATAGCCGATCCCAAGAAGTACCCCGTGGAACTCTGGGAGAGGGACAACGTCACGGCCAATGGAGAAGCTAAACTGAAGGAGCTGACAGATGCAGAGACCCACAAGAAACTGCTCCGGGCAGCTCGGAGAGGCAGGTCAAGATGGCATTAGATTCTGACGATCTGGTCGCAATCGCGAGATCGATAGTTCTGAAACAACCGAATCCGTTCACAGGCGAAGAGGCCGAGGCCGCAGAGAAGCAGCTCAGGAAAGACATCGACGAGGTCAACAAGCTAGGCTACGAGGTCGATCTGCCGCAGGAGTGGCCGAATCCGCTCGGTGAGGTCGTGGTCGACCCGCGGGAGGGCGTCGAATGAGCGGCGGCTGCTCCTGCCAGTGCGCCGGCACACGAGACGAGAAGCGAAAGTTCTGGGTGGTCACAGATCGCGAGTGCAATCACTCCGCCTTCAACGGCTACCACTGGACGCCGAGCGACTACAGCCGCATCGAGTGCTCTCGCTGCGGTCGAGCCTGGAGATCCAAGGCCAAATATGTCGACAGCCTGCCGGACGCTGGCACACTTCCTGCTCTGGGAAATGAATGCAGCCCGGAAAGCGTTTCCAAAAGCGGCTGAAGAGTGACCCCCGGCAAACGTTTCCCCGACGTAGGCAGGAATGATCCGGATGAAGGCTGACCGTAGGCAAACGTTTCCAAAAGCGGCTGAAGAGTGACCCCCGGCAAACGTTTCTCTTTACACGGCAGGAATGATCCGGATGAAGACTGACCGTAGGCAGGCGTTTCCGGCCTGCTGATTCCTCTTGCGTGACTTGACCCAATCCGCCAGCATAGTGTCTGAGTTCAGTTTCCAGGTCATGGAGGACCGGAACGATGAAGACGCTCCACACATGGACAGGGAATCTTTCGTCCATCGGAACCGTCCGCCAAATAGAGTTCGATCACAATCAAACCCTTGTGGCACCTGTCGTTATGATAACGGAAGGTGTCCATTCTGGTTCTCGTGGTCCGTACTTCTACCCGGCATCTGCGATCGAAGAGACCGCAGCTCTCTGGAACGGTGTCGCAATTCCGATCACCCACCCGCGCAAGGGCGGGCGTGACGTCTCCGTGAACGATCCCGAGATCATCGAGACCCACACCATCGGCCGGATGTTCAATGTCCGTTACGACGCAGAGCGGAGTGCTCTCGTCGGCGATGCGTACATAAACATCGAAAAAGCGAATCTACTCGATGACCGGATCGTGTCTCGAATCCTGGCCGGCGAAGACCTCGAAGTCTCGACCGGGCTGATGGCCGGCGACGACGGGAAGCGCGGCGTCTGGAAGAACGAGACGCACCAGGGCACCATCGAGGGCATCTATCCTGACCACATGGCATTCCTACCAGACAACGTCGGAGCCTGCTCAGTACAAGACGGCTGCGGCGTCAGAACCAACGAGAAGGGCGGCGACGAGATGAGTGTATGGGCGAAGGTTCGCGAGCTGGTACGGGCGAATGATGCACACAGCGACGAGTTTATCGCGAAGATCGCGACTGAGCTGGAGTTACGGAATTCGGACCAGTGTTCGCACTGGGTCCGCAAAGTGTTCGACGATCGCGTGGTGTTCGAGTCAGTCGGCTCGGCCACAGGGACGGGAGACATCGTGTCGATGAAGCTGCACAGCCTCAACTACACGGTCGATGCTGACGGGAAAGTCGAGCTGACGGGAGAGCCCGTCGAGGTGAAAGAGACAGACTATGTGCCGGTCGACAACAAGGCGCCGGACGAAACGGGAGACGATCCCGAGGAGGACGCGATGAAGAAGGACCAGATCATCGCTGCGCTGGTAGCGAATGACTGCTGCCCGTTCGGTGACGAAGACAAAGAGACTCTGGGCAACTTCTCTCAAGAGAAGCTCCAGGCGATGCACGACCGGATGAACGAAGAGCCGAAGGTCGAAGAGCCCAAGGTCGAGCCTGTCGTCGAGCCCGTCGTCGAAGACGAGCCGAAGACGATCACACCGGAAGAGGCGTTTGCCGCTCTCGACCCGTCACTCCGTGCGACGTTGCAACGGGCGCAAGCTCGCGACAACGCGGAGCGTGACGAGATCGTCACTGACATTCTCGGAAACGAGAAGAACAAGTTCACCAAGGAAGCTCTCGTCGCGATGGATCGAGAGACCCTGTTGAACATCCAAGCGGTCGCGGTCGCTCCCGAGGTTGACTACAGCCTACGCGGTGGACTGAAGACGCAGCAGAAGAACGACGACGATCCGAATGCGATCAAGCCGATCCAGTACGACTGGACTGCCAACCGAGGGAAGACCCGCAGGGAAGCGTAACCCACAACCGTCACCAATCACCCTGTTCACTCAAGGATGAGGAGAGCTAGAGATGAGTACAGCCAACACGGTTCGGGTTATGTCCAACCAGACTCCCGAGCAATTCACTGGTTCCGGCGCTATCACGCCGGGCCACCTTTGCTACCTGACGAGCGCGGGACTGATCGCAGTTCACGCTACGGCCGGCGGCGATCAGACACGTTTGTTTGCGATCGAGGATTCCCACCAGGGAAGCGAGATCACGGACGCATACGTGACTGCAACGACAGTGCAAGCGATTCACGCACTGCCCGGAGATCGGCTCAACGCTCTCTTGCTTAACGGCGAGACTGCGGTGATCGGTTCTCTCCTGGAGTCCGGCGGCGACGGCACGCTCCGCGTGAAAGACGCAGACGCTTCGGTCGGTGCGATCAATTACAACTCTGTAGTTGGTTACGCTCGCGAAGCTGTCGACATGAGTGGCTCCGATGCTGTGGATCCGTCTGCACGCATCTTGATTACGGTCCTTTAACCTTACCGTTCGCAGGGAAGCGATACGAAACAAGAAGGAACTTTTGAAATGACGCTTCAACTCGCATCTGAAATGGACGGGTTTGGGACTGCTGCAAAGCGACTGCTCGCGAGTAACATGGATCCAAACTGTCTCCGTACCAACGGTACGATGCTCAAGGATGAGTGGCAGAAGACTGACGACACCGTCAAGGACATCATGTTCCAGGAGCTGCGCGGAATGCGCGACTTGCTGGAGCGTGGCTTGACCTACCCGGTCGAGGGTCTCAAGACGACCGTCGTCGAGTGGCAGCGTGCGAGCGACATCGGCGATGCACAGCTCTCGATGGTCGCGTCGACTCGGTCTGACCGAGATCGTCCGACGTTCGATCAGCTCTACTTGCCTCTCCCGATCGCGCACAAAGACTTCTCCTACGACATCCGCGAACTGGCCTCGTCTCGGTCCGGCGCAAAGCCTCTCGACACGTACACGATTGAGCTTGCAA